GCGTACAAGGACGCAATCACAGAGGCTATGTTCAAGGGCACGAAACGCAACATCGAAAGCGCGGAAAGCGTCACCGAAGGTACTGACTCAAAAAACGCGCAAGTCGGGTAACAGACGCTGAAGTCTTTACCCGACTTTATTATTACGGCACAGTGCAGATGGGTATGAGCCCAGAGGACTTCTGGCTTATGCCCATCGGACTGTTTCTCGACCTGTGGGCCTGTCATAAGCAGTGGCACGGCATCGAGAAGCCGAAGAAAGTAATCACGATTGATGATATCATCCCTAACGGCATTTGATATATATTGGCAATTGTGATATATTCTTGCCATTAGGGATTATGAGGGAGCACCTATGAAAGTTATAACGATTTGCGGAAGTATGCGATTCGATTCTGAAATGAAAGAAATTGCAAAAGTATTAGAGATTGAGAATAATTTCTGTGTCCTTCAATGTATATACAATGAAGGTAATAAACCTTTCGATAGCGAGACTGTTAAGAAACTTGCGCTAGCACATTATAAAAAAATAGACTTAAGCGACGCAATATATGTTGTTAATATTGACGGTTATATAGGTGAGTCAGTAAAAGAGGAAATTCAATACGCGTTATCAAAAAATCTAGAGATCATCTACCATCAGTAATTATCAAGGCTTTTAAAAAATAAATCTTGGAGCAACCGAAAGGCTGCTCTTTTTTCATGCCCTTTTTGAGGAGGTGACGGTATGGCGGACAATTTTGGCTTGAAGATTGGGCTGGAGGGAGAGAAGCAGTTCAAGAGTGCTTTGCGGGAAATCAACCAGTCCTTCAGGGTTTTGGGTAGTGAAATGACTCTCGTGGTAAGCCAGTTTGACAAGAATGACAAGTCTGTGCAGGCACTCACAGCACGTAATGCTGTGTTAAATAAGGAAATTGATGCACAACGCGAAAAAATTGCTACTCTTAAAGCTGCATTAGACAATGCCGCCTCCTCTTTCGGTGAAAATGACCGCCGTACTCAAAACTGGCAGATTCAGCTGAACAAGGCACAGGCTGAGCTCAACAATATGGAACGCGAACTTGAGCAGTCCTCAATCGAAGCGGATAATCTCGGTGATGAATTGGATGATGTCGGCAAAAGTGCGGACGCTGCTGGCAGTAAGTTCGATAAACTCAGCGGCATTCTCAAAGGTTTCGGTGTTGCGATGGGAGCAGTTGCTGTTGCTGCCGGAGCTGCTGCCATCAAGTTAGGTAAAGAGGTTGTTCAGCAATTCGGAGAGCTGGAGCAGAACCTGGGCGGCTCAGAGGCGGTTTTCGGTGCATACGCCGCATCGATCCAGAAAACCGGTGAAGAGGCATATAAAAATCTTGGAATTTCCCAAAGTGAGTATCTGGCTACAGCCAATAAAATGGGGGCATTGTTCCAGGGTTCCGGTATAGAACAGCGCAAAAGCCTGGAATTGACAGAGAAGGCAATGCAGCGGGCTGCAGACATGGCATCCGTCATGGGTATAGATATGTCCTCTGCCATGGATGCGGTCACAGGCGCGGCTAAAGGCAACTTCACCATGATGGATAACCTTGGCGTTGCTATGAACGCCACAAACATCCAAGCCTACGCCCTTGCAAAGGGACTGGATTTCACCTGGAACACAGCAACACAGGCTGAAAAAGCTGAAATCGCAATGCAGATGTTTTTTGAAAACACAGAACAGTATGCAGGTAACTTCGCACGCGAATCCACAGAAACAATAACAGGTTCAATAGGTCTGCTTCAAGCTGCGCTTGGCTCTTTTACTGGCGGACTCGGCAATGCCAACGCCGACATGACAAACCTTACGCAGAACCTTGTGGATGCTTTTCAGGCTGTTGTTGCGAATATAGTTCCGGTATTGAAGAATATCGTAGCCTCACTGCCTACAGCAATAGGTGCGCTTTTGACGGCGGTCGGAGACCTGCTTCCAACGCTCCTTGAAACAGTCACGGATATATTCACACAGGTACTTGAAGCAATCTTAAACCTCTTCCCTGAGCTCATCCCAGCGGCCGTCGATGCCCTGTTAATAATAGTCGGGGCATTGATTGATAATCTTCCCTTGCTCATAAATTCAGCAGTTACACTGGTGACGGCACTGGCGGAGGGCATCGGCTTGGCATTGCCGCAGCTAATACCCGCGGCGGTATCTGCGGTCATACAGATTGTCCAGGCACTGATTGAAAATCTACCTATGCTGCTGGATGCTGCTCTGCAACTAATTCTCGGGCTGGCACAGGGCCTGCTTGACGCAATACCGCAATTGGTTTCAGAGCTGCCCGCAATAATCACGGCCATTGTAGAGTTCCTTGTGGACTCGATACCGCAAATCATTGACGCGGGTATTGAGCTGCTTACTTCCCTGATAGGTGCCTTGCCGGAGATCATAACTACTGTCGTGGATGCAATACCGCAGATCATCGACGGCATTATTACCGCGGTGATGGATTCCATACCGCAGCTAATAGACGCTGGGATAAGGCTCCTTGTATCACTCATAGAAAACCTGCCTCAGATCATCAACACCATCGTGACAGCAATACCGCAAATCATAACAGCGCTGGTCAATGCAATCGCCGAAAACATTGATAAGATTATCCTTGCCGGTGTACAGCTTCTTGTAGCTCTGGTTGAGAATACACCAACTATTATTTTGGAAGTGGTAAAGGCCATACCGGAAATAATTACGGCAATAGTTGACGCTATTATCGAGTTTGTACCCGATCTGGCACAGGCAGGCCTTGACCTCATCAAAGGCTTATGGGAAGGGATTAAGAACGCCGCAGACTGGCTGTGGGAGAAAATCTCCGGCTTCTTCGACAATATCATGGGCAGTATCCTGGGCTTCTTCGGTATCGGCTCTCCGTCCAAGCTATTCGCTGAGCTGGGCGAGAACATGGGGCTCGGTATCGGTGTCGGGTTCGAGGCCGCAATGAAGCGTGTGGGTGAGGACATGAAAAACGCAATACCCCGCGATTTCGACGTAGAGGCAGGATTGAATGTGAGAGGCTCGACCTCAGAGCCAAGTGCCGGGCTCGGAACCAGCGGACCCGTAATTAACCAGAACCTTTCCGTTGTCGCTCCCAAAGCGCTGTCCGAAAAGGAACTTGCCAGAGAGTTCAAAAACATGTCACGCAAGCTGGCCTTGGCATATTAAGGAGGAATGCTATGGAGCTGACATATACAAACACGGACGGCATGAGTATCACCCTAAAGCAAAGCCGTCCATATTTTCTAAAAAGGATAGACGGTACGGGAGTTGTCCGTCAAACCATCAATACCTTCAAGGCGCCGGATCAGGACGGCGCCTTTTACATTTCTTCCACCCTGGATATGCGAAATATTACAATCGAGGGTATTGTCGTCGCCGATACGCCCGATGAGGCATATGAGCTTCGCAAGCGGCTCCTTCAAATGTTCAGCCCCAAGCTGCGCGGCACGCTCCTGTATCGTGAAAGGCAGATCAGATGCGTGGTGGAAGAAGCAGGCTTCGTTATCTCCACCCGACACCGGCTGCCAAATTTCTTTATCAGCCTGCTTTGCCCTTCACCCTTCTTTGAATCGCCTGATGAGGTAAGGCTGGAGCTGGCGTCCTGGATACCTCTGTTCGAGTTTGCGCTGGAGATACACGACAGCGGCATGGAATTTGGTATGCGTCAACCCAGCCAGATCATCACAGTGGACAACATGGGCGATGTGCCCTGTGGTTGTGAGATCGTGTTTCGAGCGCTGGGTACGGTGACTGATCCCGAACTGCTGAACATGGATACAGGTGAGTATATCCGCCTGCTCACAACAATGAGCGCCGGAGACGAGCTGCGGGTATTTACTCACTTTGCGGGAAAGCGCGTGGTGAAAGTAGAGGGCTCGACGGAGACAAACGCGTTCTCGCTGCTTGATGTAAGCTCAGAATTCTTTCAGCTTGCTCCGGGACGCAACACGCTGCGCTACGATGCCTCGGTCAACATGGAACTGCTGGAAGTCAGCCTTTACTACCGGCCTCAGTTTTTGGGAGTATAGCTAAAAAACAAGTTTTTAGCTAGGTAAAATCAATTTCACAATGATGTAGAGGATTATATATGGAACTGTATATCTTCAATACAAACAGGGAGCTTGCGGGAATTGTGGAGTCCTTTGAATACCTGCGCTGGACACGACGATACTCGCAGTGCGGCTCCTTCGAGCTGAAAGCCATAGCCACAAAGGAGAACACCGCTCTCCTGCAGGTAGGTAACTATATCTGGAAGAGCGACGATGAGGAAGCCGGGATCATCGAGCACAAGGAACTGTCTCAGGATACAAAGGAGATAATCACAGTCAAAGGACGCTTCGCCACCTCTTTCCTCGCCCGGCGCATTGTATGGGAGACGGAGATACTGTCCGGGGACATTTCGGCCTGTATAGAGCAGCTGTTGGACAATAATCTCATAAACCCTTCCGACCCAGATCGCATAATCCCCGGCATAACCTTTTCCTCCCCGGTTTTTAGCAGGCCAGTCAACACCCAGATATCATACCGAAATCTGATGGAAGCGGTTACGGAACTCTGCGACGCTTCGGATGTAGGCATCAAAACCGTGTTCACGCCGCAAACGGGAATATTCACGGTGACCCTTTACGACGGCGCTGTCTCCCAAGCAGTTTTCTCAAAAGAGTATGAGAACCTTACAGAGCAGACATATTTAGAAAACGCACTGGACTATGCAAATACCGCACTCGTCGGCGGCGAGGGTGAAGGCTCCGGGCGCACATTCGTTGCTATCACCAGCTGCTCGGGGGAGTCCCGCCGTGAAATATTCGTGGACGCAAAAGACCTGCGAAAGACAGACTTCCAAGGAAATTACATAGAAACGCTGACATTCCGAGGCCAAAGCAAACTCAATGAACAGCCTATGCGCTACGCCTTTGACTCCTCCATCAATCCCCACGGCAATCTGAGGTACAAGACAGACTTTGACCTAGGCCATGTTGTTAAAGTCATCTCTAAAACATGGGGCCTTTCCATGACTACACGCATTATGGAAGTCGAGGAAACCTATGACGATGAAGGCCTGAGCATCGACGTAACATTCGGTAAGTCCGACCTTACAATCACGCAGAAGCTCCGCTCTGAGATGAGTCAGGTCAAAACCGCGCTCTCAGCTCCAACAGGCGTTGCGGAGGTATCGCGAACCCTGGGAGACTTATCGGAAGTAATCGAAGATATTCAAGGCTCTACCGTTACGGAAACCATTAATAACCTGTTTGAGAAGCTTCCCTCCCTTGAAATATCCGTTGGCGCGGGAACCATTTCGGCCGGTCAATACGCGCTACACAATATGGCTCAGGGAGACTCCCTGTATTTCACCTCATGGAGCGGCAATAAGTTCAGCGACCAGCCCAGCGATGACGGGCATATCTTTTTAGTCAAGCACAATGGTGACAGCACTGGCACCGGCTTTCAAAGAGCCATGGGCTTCTTCATATCCCGGAATACTATGACGTTTTATGTGATCTCGGTATTTGTATTCGATACCCCGTCAAGTGAAGCGGACTGGCTGAATATCAACGGAACCCTCGGAGAGCTCGCTGATATAGCGGCCACAATACGCGGGGGCACCTTTGCTGCAAGCATTAACAACGTATATAGCTCCCTTACTGCTTTGGCCGACTATTCGACTGTGGAGCAGGACACCGGCCGCAAATGGATTGACGGA